TGTTTCCCTCAATGGCTGCTATTAGCACAATTACATTGGCCGACGGCCAAGCTTCTCCTGCAAACCATACCTTCAATGTCATGACAGCTCAGTCGGGAACTGAATCTCCGGCTCGCTGGGTAGACACTGCTGGTGGCATTTATGCTGGTTATCCTCAGCTGACTATGCTTGTACGTCGTACTAGCAATCGCTCAACTAAGGTGCAGGTTAAAGTAACACTACCGAAGCTCGCTGCTGATGAAACTACACTCGTTCATAGCAGTATTGCGTCAATTGACGTTACACTGCCGGATACTATGTCATTGCAAGAACGGAAGGACATGGCGGCTTATGTCGCTAATGCCCTTGACAATACTATCATTCGTGATGGTCTTGTCAATCTGTCTCCTGCGTTCTGATTTAGTAACTAACGAGAGGTTTCCTTTATGTCTTCACATAAGGAGGCATTCACCATACGTGATGCCACAGCAGCAGCTTCTAGATTATTTGAGTCTATTGATACTCCCTTATCATTAAGTTGTTACCTACTTATGAAAAATCATGAGTGGGAACAATTAGTGAATAAGGCTATCAATCCCTCAGATTATCTAACTGCCAATTCCTTCGCTTTGGATTACCAATCTGTTTCCTTTTTTAAGAAAACTGTTGGTCTACCTACAGGTAATGATACATCATCTGTGGCCTTAGCTAAGTTTTTGGAGGCTGAGAATCAATGTAGATTAGTGAACGAGCGTCTTTCAAGTCGCGATGGGCGAAATGCCGAGCTTCACAGTATTTTGTATACTGCGTCGTTTAAAATCCGTGACATCCTTGGTAAGGTGCCTGATTTATCTGATCTTCCTCATCGATTCGGCCCAGGTGCGTCAAGCACCTGCAGTGGACGTAGTGTTAACTTATTAACAAAACTCCAGAGCAATATCGAGTGTAGTCGTGATGCATATCCACTAGTCGTTGAAAGTCTGAAATCTAATCATCATTGGTTAGGTTCCATTCTTAATATTGACATCGTGGGTCCCTGCTCACTATTACGACCCTTGACTTATACAAATATTAACTGGAATGTCTTAAATTTTGTTCCTAAGAACGCAAAGACAGACCGGGCTATTTGTATAGAACCTAATTCAGTCGTACCCTTGCAGTTAGCACACGGTTCCTATATTAGAAA